CTATAAACTAAAATCAATTAAACATAATGAGATTAACAAAAATTCCTCAGAATTTACATCAGGAGTACGTTCAGTACGACTAATATGTAATCCACAGAAATCTGATTCGAAGAAATACCCATAATTTTGGATAGCAAGATCATTAAATATAAGATCGGTTTCTAAGAAACCTTTTGCTGCTTCCAAAATTGGAGTGTATTTATCCAAAAAGAAATCCCAGGTGGATACAAATTCATATTCCCGTGATAAATCACATAAAGAATATACACTTGATGTTTTTGTTAAAATTCTATTGAAGATGTCATCATACTCCTCAGAGTCAGGACTCTCTAAGTAACTTACTTTTATATACCCTAAAGCATATAAAAGATAAATCTTAAACTTAGCGATCATAGCAATATAGTATGATGACTTAGTAATTTTCTTTTGACCTACGTTAAAAACATGATCTCCTTTCTTTACAAAACAATCTATTTCCTTCTGCCAATTAAGCTCCCAAAAAGGGCTTTCATTGACCAGACCAACTCCAAGAAATTTCCTTTTGAGAAATTTATGGATTGTCAATACTCTAGAACGTGAAATTCTAGGTGGTGTTGTGTAAAGAAGAGAAGTCATACTTTTCCCGCCCACTCTTGTGGAAAGAAAACGATCTTCAATGAATAATTCTTCTCTCTTATGATGAATTTTTAAGAAAAAGTCTGAAACAGAATTCAAATTCTCAATAGGCTGAGTGTGTGAAAGTTGTTCTATTAATTTATTATATAAACCAACAAAATCAACTTCAACATCCTCAACTATTTCTCTAATCATCTGTTTAACATTCCAATTATACATAACTCTTTGATTTAAATGACCGATCTCGTAAACGAGACCTTCTTCATTAAAATAAAATTGTCTAGAATTAATGTTAAAAACTTTTTCTGAATTATTTATTGTATTTAATTTATTACGTATCAAACCATAACAGGTTGAACACCGTTCCTGAAGTATATTCTCTTGAAGAGTCAACTTACCAACAGCATCATCACCATTTATAAACAGCCACCAACCTAATCGCTCAACATTTTGATCATAGAACCTTTGTAAAAAGTGTCTCGGATCTCTAGGAAGAGTATTATTTTGGATATACCATTTCAAGTGTCGTTTAAAACTTCCCTCGGGAGAGTTCATAAACTTCGCATAAATAAATGTAGATAAATTTGCTATACATAATAACGTAAAAGACAATGTATTACCCATCATCTGCCCACCAACTTGATTAAAAGTACCCTTTCCATTAAAGTAGTCTTTAACTCTACGGAGATATTTACTACCTTGGATTGTGGATACATATAAAGCTCGATCAAATGTGATCACTTTGGCTGCGAGTGCAGATCTGTAATACCTTAATTCATCATATGAGATTGTATCAGAATTATACAAAATTCTTGTAATCTCATTAATAATTATATGTGTAACTTGTGATAACAAGTTATCAGTGGCTGAAGAATAGTCTATACTAGTCACGTATTCATTAGGAAAAAGTCCATAAAACTTAGTCAATAAATCATGATTTAATCTATCATCATCCATAGTGGAAAACTCAGATTTCTTCCAACATTTCGTAAGAAATGTTTGAAGCTCTCTTGTTCCCATTTGGAATCCAGTAGAATTTATTGTCAAGAATCTATTCTTCAAAGGTTCATCAAGAACCGCAACTCGTGCCCATTGAGGGTCACCACGATTAAATTTACGAAATTCATCGTCAAAGATTTTCTCTTTAGCTTCAAAGCTAACGTTAAGAGTTTGACTGATAAAATTTTCACGAAC